GGTCACTTAACCCACGCCCCATCCCTGCCCCACGGCCCCGCAAACGCCCCTTGCGTGCGATTCTAGCCCCCTCCGCGCCTCGATGCGTGCAATCACCGCCCCTCCTCCGAATCGCCCCGCTCAGGCTCGTCCGTCGATTGCCGGTAATCGGCCATGAGCTGCGCCAGTTCAGGGAAAACCATCCTGACTTTGGCGACCTCGTGCGCCCACTCGTAATGCAGCGCCTGCCGCGTCCGCCCCGTGGCCTCGGCCATCTCCGCGAACGACTGCCTTACCGCGTGCACGTCGCCCGAGCCGAGGCGCACCGTGGTCAGGAACATCGACGGCGAGAGATCCGCCAGCGTCCCGAGTCGCCGACAAAGGTCCGCCGCGCTCGTGTGCCGCATCTCATGCATCTCGACCAGTCGCTCCATGATTTCGCACGATAGCTGTGCCGTGCCGCGCGCCGCGTCATAGGTCGCTACGCAGTTCGTCACCCAGTCGGCGGCGGTGATCGAGTTCACGACAAGTCACCGACCGGATTGTAAATCAGTTTTCGCAACTCAGGCGTGATCTCGACCGCGTTGATGCCCTCGATGCCCATCTGCCCGAGACTCTCGCGCTGTTGCAGGATGAGAATGAACGCTTTGATTTTCTTGATGCGCTCGCCGTATTCGCGCCCGATGGCTTTGCGTTGCACTTCGAGCGTCGTGATCGCCCTCGATGCGCGCGACGAAAAGCGCAAAGCCTCTAGTTCTCGCTGGTCATTGGTGTTCGTTTCCATGTTGTGTGTTTCCGCCGTCGGCCTCCGCGCGTGAGCTGTGCGTTGAGCCGCTTGTGTTTCGCCCACGCGTGACCGCTGATGCTTTTGGGTTTGTTGTCTGTGCCGCGCACGCGTGGGGTTTCGGCCCGTGTGCGTCGCGTGTCAAGTCTCGATTTGGGCGCACGCGCAACTCGGCTCAAACGAATTTGATAGGCTCGCAAATCTCGATGAGCCGCCGCACCATCGGGTCGCCCCGCACGCTCGACGCCCCGCGCTCGGCAATCCCCTGCGCGTCGAGATTTGTCGTGACGTATAGCGGAAGGCGCTCCGAGACGCGGATGTCGAGGAACCGCATAAACCACGACATCGCCCATTCCGAGCGAGCCGTCTGAATCGCCTCTTGCCCGAGATCATCCACGAACACGATCGGCCTGCGCGCGACTGCATCGACCCAGCCCCGCGCATCGTCGCGCCCGTAGTTGAGGCACCCCTGCAACGTCGCGAACCAGTCGCCCGCGTGGAAATACCGAATGTCCCGCGCCTCGTCGTGCGCCAGCCTGCGCATGAGCGCCCACATCGACCTCGTCTTGCCGCGTGCGGTCCGCCCGCTGAGCAGGAGCCCCTTGGCCCCGACTTTGTGCGACAGCACCCGCTCAATCTGCGCACGGTTCGGGGTCATCCCCGCGTGCGACCAGTCCGATTCCCGCATCGTCGGCGGCACCGCGGAATCGAAACGGGCGATTGCGTCGCGTTTGCGGGCTTCGGCGAGGAAATACGCGCTTGCGGCCTCACCATCGAACGGAGTGCCCGAGAAACCCTCAGGAACGACGCCTGCGAGCAGGCTGGCCATCGGTTGCGCGGTCATTCCCGCTCCTCCGCCCGCTTCGCCCGAAACGCCGCGAACTTTTCCCGCAGCGTGAGCAGCGCCTCGGCCTTGCCCTCGTCCGTGCGCGGCTTCGCGACCGGCGGCTTCACCGCGCGAATCGCAGCCACCTTGCGCGGCGCGACCTTGCCCGCAGCCCGCGCTGCGCGCTTGCCCTCCGCGATCTTAGCCTTGTTCCGCTCGCGGAAGGCTGCGTGCTGCTCGCGCTTTTTCGCGGCGTTCTTGCGGTTGTAATCGCGCCAGTAGGCGGTGCGGGCTGCGGTCATTTCGCGTCCTCCTTCATGGCCGCGTCGATTGCGGCGCGTAAATCCACGCCGCAATGCCAGACTCGCTCGCCTGCGACTGTGAGTAATATTGTGCCAGCGTCCAGCCGCGCCCGCTCCTTGGCGAGTTCTTCGGCGAGCTGCACCACGGCACGACAATTATCGTCGTGGCATTGCGCAAGGGCGACCAAATCGGCCTCAACTTTCATAGCGCGTTCCAGCGCACCGTTCCAATGCGCGATCGCGACGGTCAGCTCGGCGCGGAGTGCGATAAGTTCCGTTTCGATCTGCGCGCACTCGTCGCGCATATCGCTCGCCGCGTTGCCTGCGCGACATTGGTCATCGTCGTCCAGAAAAGTTTTCGCCCAACCGGCGTCCGTGCGGGGTGTGGGTGTAAGTGCGGGTTGGTTCATTGTGTTGTTGTGTTGTTGCTGATCAAAAAACGTCGAATCGCGCTTCGAGTTGTGGCACGCCATTCGCCGACTTCCGCTGCCACGTTTCGGGGTCGTCGTCGTAGTTCCCGCGCTTAAACCAGCGCACGGGGTCGGGAACGTATTTGCGCTCGTCCTCGGGCCACCGGCTGACGGCGACGGCATACGCCTGCACGCGCTCGCGGATCCGCTCGATGCCCACCGTGCGAATCGCTTCCAGAACCTCGCGCATCGCCTCCTTCTTGCCTTTTTTCTTCGGGTAGAGCGCCCAGACCGATTCAGCTTCAAGCTCGCGAGCGGACTGCTTCTTCGCGACCTCGGGCGGAAACGGACAATCGGCGGCAGGAGCTTCATCGCCCGCCGCTACGGGAACCGGCGCTGTATTATTCTTAGCTTCTGACTTCTTACTTCTGACTTCTGACTTATTGCGCGTTACATCCGCGTTACTCAATGCGTTACATCCTGCGTTACGTTCTTTTTCGCGGTGATTCTGAACGCGTAACCTAGTCTGTGTGCGCGTAATAGATTCATTCATCATTCGGCGACAGGTAATCGTTACATCTCCGTTACTGTCCCGTATCACGTCTCCGACTTTCATGTCCTCGATTTCACGGAGAGCGGACAAGAAATCGGCTTCCGGAACTCCCATGATGCGCGCCCATCCTCGGGCTGGGAACTTAGTCGTTCCGCGCGTTGATGAGCCGTGGAGGATGCAAATGATGTCAACCCATGCGCCGCGCGCCGATAGGGTCAGCACGCGCGTATCGACGAGATAGTCGGCTGGGTAAAACTGAAGGAATGGGAGCTTGCTCATAAAACAAAAAGTCCGCCAGCCCACGCGGTGAAAATTGGCGATGAAACACGCCTCGCGCAGACTGACGGACAAAGTTCTTGGATTGATTTCATTGATCGGCTTTTCACGGCCTCTTTTTCGTTCTCTCACCTTTCGCCCCCGCTGTAAACTCAAATCCCGAGCGTCGAGATCGACACCGAGCACCCGTGTTCGTTCGCGACCGCCCAGAATTTATGCACGGTAAGGCTTACAACCTGCGAGTCGTCCCGCCAGACACTACCGCTCCGCGTGATCTGATCGAGGATGAGCTTCGCAAGGTTGTCCACGTCGGGCTTTCCAGCATGGGCCACCGGTGCGCTCGCCTTGAGCCCCTTCGCCCCGCTGTGCGACTTGGGGCGCGGCATCGCGAAGTTCATCGAGACCGAGAGGGCTTCGCTCGTGAAGTGCCATCCGTTGCCGACTTTAGCGGCCTGCATGATCGCCAGCATCACAGCGCGCTTCCACTCGTCCGCCACGTCGGAATCATAAAATCTCGCGACGTGAACGTTGCCCACCTTCCGCGCGAACGCTCGCGGTCTCGGCTGTCCCTTCGGCTCTCCGGTGATTGTAAATGCGAGCGTGCTCATTTCCGGTTCATCCATTCCCGAGCGATGAGCCCCGACCTGCGACCGTGCAGATGCGTTATCTCCTCGTCCGTGATGTAATGCCTCGTCATCCCCGCGCGCTTCGCCCGCTCACTCACGGTCCCACGGCTCATTCTAAGGGCCATTGCGACCGTTTTAACGGGCATAAATTGCGCGAGCATGGCGTCGCATTGGTTTCGCTTTGCCTCGTCTGATTTTCGTTTGTTCATTTGGTTTTGGTTTTGAATCGTCCGTCTTTTTCCCGTCGCAGCTTCTCGCGCGCTTCGCCCGCGAGGAAGCAATCGACCCATTGCTCGTCGCGCCCGAGCTTGCGGCCACGCGCCGCGCCGATGATGTAGCCGATGAGCGCGCCGCTTGCGAAGATCGCGGCGACTGTGAGTGCGTCAGAGATCATCGTCGTCCTTTCCGTCGAAAAGAATCGGCCACGTCACGAAGAGCAGAATCAGCACGAGCACGAAGATAACTGTGTCCGTTACCCAGTTCATTCGCCGCCTCCATACCACTTCGGCAATCCGATTTCGCGGAGGTCGTTCGGGAGGTTGGGCCATTGCTGGTCCTTAATGCACGCCTGAAGCCGAATCAAGTCCGTGATCGTTTCGTCGTGCCCGCGCGCCGTGGCTGCATCGCTCAGGCGATAGACCGCCACGCCGTAGGGTTCGCACTTCTCGACGGCGATGAAGAAGAAGTCGAACACCGGCGACCCGAGGATTTCCGTGATGAGCGGCAAGTAGAATCCCGCTTGCCGATGGTATCCGAAATTAAAGCACGCGCGCTCGAAGTTGCGGAACGAATCCGCATCCAGCGACTCCACCGTCTTGAGATCCGCGACGTAGGGTCTGCCGCTGCTTAACTCGCAGCCCGCAGGGTTGAACCAATCTGTGCGGCATTGTAGGTCCATGCCCACGTCTGGCTGCACGCGCCAGCTCAACTCCGGTAAACCTGCGGAGAAGAGCTGCGAGGCGAGTGGGTGATGCTGCACCGCTGCCGTCATCTCGCGGACGTCGCCAGCTTCTTCCTGCGTGATGATCGTCTTGCCCGCGTTCGCCGACTCGAACTCCGCAAACGCGACCTTGCCGTCCTTCGTCCTTCGATCGATGCCCTCCGGTCGCAGCGCGTAGCGTTGCCAGAACGTCGTTGGCTCCAGCACCGCGCAGTGAGCCGCCGAGCCGATGCGAAACGCTTCCGTGGGCTCCGGTCGCGCCAGCGTCTTCGCCACGAACCGGCGGAAGTAGGAGATTGGGCGGCGGCGGAAGAGCTCCAGCTTCGAGTGCGAGATCGCTTCGTTCGCGTGATACTGCTCGTTGGTTTCGATGTTCATTTGGAACCCTCCTTGCGTGCGACGAGCATGGCGTCAGCGATAGCGTAAGACTCGCTTGCGATGTGCGACGTGTGCCACGGCACCTCCGGCGAGTCATCCAAGCCGAAGCAGTCCATCTTGCGTCCGTCTTCGCGAATCTCGTTGACTTCCCGCTTGATGAGTTGCGCCAGCGCCTGCCCCGCGAAGTAGTCGCGCAGGGTCATGCCGTGATTGATCGTCGTCGGATGCGTGTGCTCGTTAATAAAAGGAAACGCTAGACCTCCGTCGTTGCTTGGCGTCTTCATTTCGCCTCCTCCACGAGCCCCAGCTTCGACTGCAACGGGTCCACCATAGCCTCGGTCTCATCCTTGTAGCGCACCGACCATCCGATTTTCACGACGACCTTCGGCGCGAGTGAGAGCGCGTCCCACTCGATCGCAAACGTGGCCTTCGCTTTCGGCTCGGTTTGGTTTTCTTCCTCGACGAATGACTCCTCAGCCGCTCGCGCGATGGCGATAAAGTGCGTTTCGAGCAGCGAGCGAAATTGCTCCGTCGCGTTGTTGATGACTGCTTGGTTTTTGATTTCTCCGGCGTTCATTTGATCCCTTTCTTTTGGTTGTTTTCCCGTTCCAGTTTCGCGCGCAGGATTGCGCGCTCTTTGATTGCCCATACGTTTCGCTTCTCAATGATCTCAATGGCGTCTTCGAGCTGTTCAACTTTGAGTTGGTCGCAATCCATCGAGCGATCTAGGACCGCGGCGAGGAGTAGCGTGGTCGAGTATTTCGCGAGCACCGCCGTCTCGCGATTGTCTTTGATCGCGTTCATGACGCACCCCCTTGCGTAATCGACATCGTGAGTCCGCCGCTGACCTTCTCCGAGAGCGGCGTAATGTTGCGCTCCTCGGGATAGTCGCGGACCTCCTCGGCTGTGCGGAGTCCCTTGAGCACGTCGCCGAACACGTCCCTTAATACGAAGCCGCGCGCGCGAAATTTCAGCATCCTGCGCGGGTAGTCGGTCCACGGTCCGGCCTTACCCCAGAGCTTCGCGGCCTTGGCGTCGCCGATAGTAAACGTCTCGCAGCCCTTCGAGCCGTCGCGGCGTGTAGCAGTTACCTTGATACCGAACGAGTCCTTGCCTGCCTCACCGACTTCCTCCTCTGAGAAGGATTCGAGAAGACCGCTGGCGCGCACAAGTGCGAGCGCCGCGTCTCCGTAGATCGCTGGTCTGCCGTTGATGACGGCGGTGTTTTGGAGCGCGGCCATCGGGGTCAGCCCGAGCTCCGCGCCGAGCTGAATCGCGACGAGGACTGCTTCCGGTTTCTCCATGCCGCGCGGTGCGAAGCCGCTTGCGACGATGGCGTTTGCAAAGCGGAACGCGTCTTCGAGGCTCGCGAGCTTCACGCCCTGCGCGCCGAAGTTGATCGGCGTTTTGATTTGGGCCGGTGTCGTGACGGTCTTGGGCGTCTCGACTACGGCGGTTGTGGTGGCTGTCGGTATTTCTGATGTGTTCATTTTTTACGAATCGGCTGATGTTGTTGTGTTGTTTTGTTGGCCCGTCGCGGTTGTGTTCCGCGACGGGCTTTTTGCTTTTAGAAGGAGACGTCGCCGTCGTCGATAGCCGCGACGGGAGCGGTAGGAACTGCGGCACTCGGTAGAGTCCCGCGCTTTTGATGGATGAGTGTCCGCGCCGCGTTGCGAAGCAGCACGTCCTCGGGGCGAGGCGGGAACGGTTTCCCGTTGTTTCCGATGCGCGGCTCTGGCTCCTGCGCATACCACGCCACGGAGCGGTCGCCGAGCGACGAGAGCACCACGCCCTTGTTCTTTCCGAAGTGAACCTGCACGTTGCCCGCGTCATCGATGATCTCGGCCGGCATCGGAATCTCGTCCGACTTCGGGAAGCTAGATGCAGGCTTTGCAGCCGGTGCGCCCGATGCGTAGGGGCGAGCTTCTAGAGCTTCGCGGATGCGGATTAACTCCGCGTGGATAAGTTCGAGATTCATGCGGTGCCTTTGCGTTGGTTGAGGAGGTGATAAAATTCGGAGTCCGTAACGTAGCGCTTCCGGATGTGCGTCGTGTTGCCGATAATTTTGGAAATCGCGCTTGGAGTCAGTTGCACTTCGTGCGCGATTTCCTTCGGCGAAAATCCTTCGAGGACGCGGCGAATTACCAGCGGCACCATAGGCGATGCTGGTCGGCTCATGGCGCGGGATCCACCAGCTTGAGCCCGAGCTTTGCGGCGGCGTCTTGCAGTTGCTGGAGCTCGCGCGCCTTCTCGTCGCCCTGCGCGGTGATCTGGGCGCGGGTAATGTCCATCGCAGCCTCTAGCGAGTTGGCCTGTGCGCACTCCCAGCGCCACGCGCCGCGATTCATTAGGTCTCCGAACGTGATCTGGTAATCCCAGATTTCTTTGATCGCGTTCGGTTTAATTGTAACTCGGCGCGAGATCGCGATTTCCGCTTTGCAGCTCGTCATGGTCCGCAGGTCTTTTGCGGCCCATGTCATTTCCTGTTCCGTTTCATTGTCGTTGTCGTTGTCGTTCATTGTCGTCCTGTGTTGTCGTTGTGTTTTTGTTGCTGAGTTTGCTCGCGTATTTTCGCACCGGCACGAGCGCCGTCGTTGGCCTTGGCAATCGGGTGGCTCCGAAATTATTTGGTGAGCCTCGCGACCTTGTCGCCGTAGGCCACGGTGGCGGGCTTGCTGGCTCCGCGAGGACCGCCATTGTGAATCCGAGCCAGGGTCTTCACGTCCCCCGCAGCCCACGCCTGCGACGCGTAACGCTGAAGGTAGGCGGTAACGACGCGGCGCGAGTAGTCGAGATCGGCGCAGCGCGAGTAATCGCCGGCCACGCGGCTGTCGGCGTGATAGGCTCGGTGAATCTGGACGGGCCCCAGCGCGCGGCCTTGGTCGCCGAGGATGGCGCCCGTGCGCCCGCTGGTCTCGACGACGTGCAGCGCGCGGAAGAAGCTGGCTGGTGGCGCGGCCTGCGCGGTTGCGCATAGCGCGAGGAGGAGAGCGATGCGTTTCATTTTGAGTTGCGCGATTTGATCGCGAAGCTGCTGAGGATTACAAAGGTTCCAATCCAGTGTTTCGGGACCGGATACCATTTATTGTGGCTCTCGATGAAATAGAGGTCGGTCGCCTCGATGACCATGAATTTTGGATTTATGCTCCAAGGTTTCATACGCGTGGGAGCTTGACCGCGTTGCGTTTTGCTTGGGCGACCTGGCGCTTCGTGCAGCCCGCGCCGATTGATTCGGCGAGAGCGATGGCGCGGTCGGCGCGCTGTTGATCGGGCGCGAGGAGCGCGAGGACCAGAGCTCGGGTGAGGGCGGCGGTGGGGCTCACGCGGCACCTCCTGCGACGCGAATCGCGATGGGTCCGTTGGCATCAAGCACGAGCACGTGGCTTTCGCCGTCAGAATAAACCGCGACGTCGCTGTCGCTGTATGCTCGATGGACGAGCGTCATTCCGGTCTCCGTCTTCATCGAGTTGATGTCGCCGTCGCTCTTGCCGATTGCCTCGTGGCTGTATCGGGTATCGCCGTTGAGGGCATAGCGGGCGATTCTGTTTCGGGCGTTGATGATTTCTGATGTCGTCATGTTGTGTTGCGCACCTCGGCGTTAATTCGCTTCGGTTGGCACCGGAAAACCCCGCGCCTCCGAAGAGGTAGCGGGGTGGTTTGCGGGGGTGGGTTTTTAATCTCCGATTGAGACAAGGCGGAATGTGCGGGCAGGGGCAGCGGCGCGGGCAGCACGAGCTGCGAGCTTTGCGGATTTTTGAGCAGCGATGCGAGCCACGTCGGCTTCGACGATTTCCTTGAAAGCGGTGTAATGAAAGGCAGGTGTGCCGTAATTGTTCTCCTTGCAGAGGTATTCGGGGAGCTTGCCGCCAAAGATCGCCTCAGCGGCTTCGAGGGAGATTTCGGTGTAGGTGGTGGGAGCGTTCATTTTTAATTTAAGTTGATCGTCGGGTTAATTCCCTCCGACCTGCAAACTCTCTCCGATCCGCCCGCGCATGTAAATACCAAATGCGTATTTTGTCCCGCTGCTTCCCTAAGCCGTTGTAGTTGCGCCAGTTAAAACGAATCAAATGTCGGCGATGGATGTGGAATCTGGGCAAAAGAAAGCCCGCGAAACGGTGAATCCGCTCGCGGGCTTGCGGTTGGCCTCAGCCCTCGCCGCCGCATGGTGCTTCGAGGAGAGCGGATTGCGGGCGCGGTGGCAAGGGTGTAATTGCGCGGGCAATACTTGTATCCGCTGCGCTCATATATCAAGCGCGTCAGGTGTATTTCCCGAGAATGAAATGATAACGGCGATTTCCCGTGGAAAGATTACCGCCATCGACCGAAAACAGAACGAAACGCGCATTGGTGCTCGTTGACCCCGTATCAAAATCATAAACTCCGAGGTAGTTCGTATCATAAATCTGGATAAGCCCCCAGTCGGGTTTTGCCGTAAAGCCACGGTTCGTTATGTCCACGTCAAGCGTGTCGGTCGGCGTTCCTGCCGTCATGTTCTTCACGTCGCTGCCTGCGTAAAGCGCGAGCTGCGCGCGCGGATTCGTCGCGGCGGCGGGAGCGACGACCAGCGAGGCGGCGCGGGCGGTTGATGCCGTTACCGATGTTAGGCTTGCCGTGCCGCCGCTGATTGCAACGGCGTTCGCCTCCTGATTCATCATTGTCCCAGCCGCGACGCCCCAGTATGTCGTCGGAGAATTTAGATTCACGTTATCGCCGAACCACGCGCTTCTAGTTCCGCTACGATCGACTGCGCGCACGCGAACGTATGCGGTCGCGGGAACCACTCTCGAAATGATTTCCTCTGCTATTGGTGAGGAGAAATAAGCCCCAGCCGCAAACGCGGAATCTGCTGCTGCATCCGAATCAGTATTGGTGGCGACTATCTCGTATGCGACAACGCTTTTCGTGGGTGATGCAGTCCAGTTCACTCGGACCGAAAATGTCACGTCTCCCGCGCTTGTTTCGGGAGGTCGCAGAAACGCGGCGTCATTTCCAGCGACATACGTCAGAGCACTTGGCGCAGCCGGTGGTGTCGTATTGCTTGGCGCGGTCCTCGACAAAGTAGACGAGACCGTGCTGCGCACGTTGCTAAACGACACGGCGCGAATCGCAAATTCGTAGGCCGCCCCGACCGTGAGGTCGTCGATTGTCGCGTTTCCTGCTGCTGTTAATTCGCAAGCAATCAGGAAATCGGTTGAGCCGCTGACCCTGTAAAGCACTTGATTGACGCGAGCGCCCGCAGGAAGCGCGGGAGCGGCGATTTTGATCTTCGCGAATGTTCCGCCATCGGTTGCTGGGTAAGTCGATTCCGAAACAAAGGTCGGCGCGCTGGGCTGGTTTGGCGGCGTAGAGTCGATCGGCCCAGCGGTGATGACGACCGGCGTGGCCTGGACGTAGTTGGTGAAGCCTGACACGTTCTCAACCGTGTCGTAAGCGTTGAGCCAATAATAATACGTCGTGCCGATGTCCACGTCGGTGTCCACGAATCGCGATGCTCGCACCTCGGCGATTTTGCTCGTGTTGGCGTTTGCCGGCGTGACTGCCGTCGTCTTGCGGTAAATTCCGTATTCCGAAAAGTCAGGCTCGGTGTTGTCGTTCCAATCGAGCGAGACGGCGCGGCCTGTGCCGACTACGGCGGTGAGGCCGGTTGGGATGCTTGGGGCGACGGTGTCCTTGACCGGCGTGGTCGTGGACACCGCCGTGTAGGTCGAAGACGTGTTAAAGAAACTCTGCGCGTAGAGCCGCACGTTGTAGCTCGTCCCGATTCGCACGTCCGAGGAAATGAAGTCGAGCGTCTGGTCGCCGTCCACCGTCGCCCACGTCAGGTATGTCGTCGCCGTGCCTTCCTTGTATTCAATCACGGTCTTGCCCCCGCTCGTCACGAACTGATCGGTCGGCGCGCTCCAAGCCACTTTGATTCGCGGCATGACCGATCCGTCCGCTTGAATAAACTGTGTCGTGCCGTCTGCGGTCAGCGTGAGATTGGTCGGCGGGTCGATCGAGAACGGATTTGGCAGCGTCGTGTTCGGTGCGCTCTCCACCGCGACCTCGTCCGCCACGTCCCAATCGTAAACGGTCGCAGCCGTCTCGCGTAGTTGGAGTTCAATTACCGGAGTCGGTGGAGTGCCGTCACTCGACAGCGACCACGCGATGACCTGAAACACCTTCGACGAGAAGCCGAGGTTTGCGTTCGTGAGGCTCACCGTGTCGCCGGCGCGGAGCTGCATCGCGGTGAGATTGAACTTCGCGGTGAAGATGATTTCCTCGCGCGCTTGCCGCAGATTGATTCGTGCGATGCGCTGCGCCGCGCTGCTGGATGTCGTGAACGGAAGGATGACGTCTCGCCAGTGGTAAATCCCATCGTCCGCCGCCAAGTAGGTTGCGCTCGTAATCTGCGGAAAGTCCGCCGCCGCCCACTGATTCTCGGACGAAATGA